CCTGCGGCTACTTGTGGAATGGCACCAACGACACCTGCGACTATTAACACTCCGGCCATAACCGCCGCAATAGCAACACCCGCACGGATTAAACCGTCTGCTGGAATATTAGCTAACGTGGCAAGTGCTAACGATAGAACTGCTATTGAACCAGCCATTAGAATGACGCCTTTAAGTTTAGCAATACCTGTTATCGGCATACCAGCGATGATACGCATTGCTACAGACAACGCTAGCATTACACCACCTAATGCTAAAGCGGATGCTAGAACATTTTGTGGAGCAAGTAATGATAATAACCCAAGTGGGATGGATATCAATGTCATAATAGCAGTAACACCCAATAACTTAAGCATACTTGCTGAAGGGTCTGGTAAGTTAGCAATAACCACCATAGCACCTGTCAGAGTAGCCATAAGTATAATAAGCGTCTTCGTTGAGTTCCATACTTTAGATGCGTCTAGAGCACTTAAGAGGGCTACGGGTAATACCATCATATTCACAGCTACTGCAAGCATACCAAGCATAGCCACGGATGACCATGACATACCAGATTTACTTACGTGGTTAATAATAGCGGTTAGACCAGCAAACGCAACCATTAATAACACTGTCGTAGTAGCGCCTTGTTTAAGCGCTGCCTGAGGCATACGACCTAATAAACCGATTGGAATAACCATTAAACTAACGGCAACTCCTAGCATCAGGAATGTCGCTGCCGCATGTTTCAGGCTACCACCAAGTTTGGCAGGCAATTGGATAGCTACAAGTAGAAGACCGATAGTGATTAATAATTGTTGAACCGTTTGTAAACCTTGTTGGAGTTTACCAGGGTCCATTTCACCTAGGATTTTAATTGGTATTAACAGTAAATTAACGGCAATACCTAACCCTACAGTACCTTTAATACCACCCTCTACGTCGAATAACTTAGTGGCAGTTACGATACCACCTAGCGCGATTATAAGTAGTAGAACTGACCCAGTAGCTCTTAGTAATTGGTCTGGTTGTAATTTACCAAGTTCAGACATCGTCTTACCGATATTACGCATCGCCCAACCGAAAGTAAGCACGAATGCACTTAATTGTAAGATTTGTTTACCTGATACATCTTTAAGCGTACCGTCCATAGTCTTAAGCATCTTACTGAATGCTAAGAACACAAGACCCATGATAGTTGCGGCAACTAGTGCCTTATCAGCAGGAATTGTAGATAGTACCCATAATGCACCAGATAGAATACCAATACCGATAGCAAACTGCACAAACGCAGCACCTTTTAAGTTAAACGCCATCGCTTTACCAACTTCTTTAAAGGCGTTACCTAAGTCAGTAAATGGTTTACGAATGGCTTGAGAGATTAATGAAATCTCTTCGATAGTAGTATTAATTTTCTTGGCAGACTTATACATCTTGAACGCCCATGCTGAGATAAGAGCAGCAACAGCTAAGTTGAATGCCCTACCAATAGTGGTAGAGTTCATACTCTTTTCTATTGCTTTAAACCCTTCACCTAGTTTTTGAGCACCTTTCTTAAGCGCTTCGCCTAGACGTTCTAATACATTAGTCTCTCCAGTAGCTTTACCGAACCCTTGGAACATCTTACCAAACACACCTGCAATCCAAGTGATTTGGTCCCATGCACCATTGCCTAGTCCACTAATCCAACCCCAGAAGTCACTAATAGCTTTACCAATAGTGTTTAGTAGGTTGTCAAAGTTTTCGGCAGTAAGGTTCGTACTGAGCATTTGCCCTAATGAATCCATAAGTGGTTTTAGGAATTCTCCCACTTTACCGAAATATGGTTTCAAGAATTCAAAGAAACCTTTGGCCCAATCAATTACTTTATCGAACCATTCTTTGAATTTAATCCAACCTGTCGCAGCTAACTCACCAATACGTTCAAAGAACCAAGCGTACTTGTAAACGAATTCTGTAAGTTTGCCGGCTAACCAAGTTAGGATATTGTTTAATAGTGTACCAATACGTTTAAATATAGATATACTATTTTCAGCTTTAGAAGCTTGTCCATGGATTTTATTAAACCCAGTGGCGATTGCTGTAATAAACTTCCCGATAGCACCACCTACAGCAAGTAAGATGTTGCCAATACCTTTGAACGGTATCATGTCTAGGAAAGCTTTAGCAATGAATTTAACTCCATTTTGAACAGTCTGAACGACTCTGAAGAACCCACGAAGAGCATCTTGAAGTCGTGTAATGTTTCTTAATGAAAGATGCAACCCTTCTGACCATTTCAAGAAACTTGTAGAGAAACTCTTCAAGTCTTCGGCAGTTTTCTTAGGGAAGAACTCACGGAATACCTTAGATACGACTCCAGCGACTTGTCCAATGTATTTTAACACATTAGCAAACCCGTCAAGCATATCTTTACGACCGCCTAGTTTATTCAACCAGCCGTCTAATAGTACGTTACGGCCTTCGTTCATCTTAGAGATAAAGCCACCGACAGCATTACTAATATTAGTGAATAATTCCGTAGCTTGGTCAAAGTCGCCAAGAATGATACGCCAAGTAGACGTCCATGTAGAACCAATCGACTCTTGTAAGGTATCAATCATTTTACTAAATGTACGAACCTTAGTTGCCGCCTCTAGCATTTTCGGGTCTTCCGCAAACTCTTGCATTGCAGATAAGAAGTTGTCAGCTTTTAACCAACCAGACGTCTTCTTATCCCCAAGTGACCCACGGAAGTTAGCAAGTACGTCATCACGTTTCGACTCATCTAAATCCCCACGTCTAATAGCGTTCTCCACAAGTTTCTTTTTCAATGCAGCGGACTCCAAGTTGGCATTCTGAACTGACATCCAGTCAACCGCTTGGAACTTACCAGCTGATAACGCTTGTGAGATTTGCGTATAGGCGTTCTTCATAATTTGTGGGTCAGCACCTACCGATGCAGCATAGTTAGAAAGACCTTTGATAGCCTTAATAGATGTCTGCATGTCATTACCAGCAGCTGTGAAACGTCCGATAGCGTAAGTCATGTCTGAGAATTTATACACCGTGTCATCGGCATACTTATTCAATTCGTCAAGAGCCGCGTTTACCGATTGAGTTGTTTCCCCAGGAGCGTTCGCTAGGATAGTTTGAATAGAGTCCATGTTCATTTCGTACTCATGGAAACCATCTCTAGCCCCTTTAAATGTTAAGGCATCTCCTATTTTTAATCCGGTTTGAACCGCCTGTCCAGCTAAGTTAGATAGTTGAATGCCGACACCCATAATAAACCCGTTGATGAGTTGCGTGCTACGGCTAGCTGAAGCTTGCATTGTATCAAACCCGTTAGTAATGTTATCAAACTTTACATTCCTAGCGGCTTCGTGGATATTCCTAAGACCTTTAACCGAACCAGAAGTATCCATAGAAGATAACTTCTTACCATCGGCGTCAATCTTCTTGAAGAAGCTTAAGAGCCCCTTCGCCTTGGAGTCAAAATCACTTTTGTCCATTGTAACCTTATAGTTACGTTCTGTACTAGACATCTATAAAAACAACTCCTTTGTAATGTCAAACCAGAGCATGTTCATGACACCCTCCAGTGACTGATAAATAAATGGATGTGGTGGAACATATCCACCAGTACGTGTACCGTGACCCCTATCAATAAGTGTTGCGATATTCAAGGAAGACTCCGGGTGTGCATCGTTACAGAACTCTAGTTCCCAGACACCTTCACTAGATTGCGTTAGACGGTAGAACCAACCATTGGCGGTTTGACCTGAACGCTTTGGTGTATTCTTCTTAAGACTGTCTACACCCCGTTGACCATATCGCTTCATCTTACCTTTAGAGTCACTATTTATTGCTCTAATGAGCACTGGGTCATCAGCCCAGCTTTGTGATTGGTAAATACCAGTCTTCACTTTATCACCCTTTCGTGCCTAAAGCTTTACGTCTAGCAGCGTTTAATGCGGCATTTTGAGCTAACACCTCTTTAGGGTTCATCTTCTTGCCTCCGCCTTGACGAATAGCCATAACTTGTACCAAGGTGAGAAATCTAGAGAGATGCCAATGCTCACAAGTCACATCGATACCCAATTCAAACATCGATGCATAGAGCTCTTCTGTTGTAATAATCTTCTGAGTGGGTGTCTCTGTTCCACGCTGAATTGTTGTAGCGGTCTGTTCAGAATTCATGTATTGTAGTATTTCTTGCAAATGCTCGGCTGTCAGCTTGTTAATGTCTATGGGCTGTCTGTATCCCATGATTAAGATATAGCCCATTAATTCTTCGTCAGTAATGTCATTATGCGGATTTAGGAACGGTTTCTTATATTGTGCTTCCCATAGGGCAACTGTATATAAGGAATGTTCAAACTCATACACTTCTTCCGCATCCGACATGACGAAAATTTCATTCTGTTCATCCCAATACTCAGTGGTACCGATGTCAATTCTGAGCATTAAACAATCTCTCCTTTCTAAAAAAAGTAAGAGGTGTATATTTCAACACCCCTCACAATTAAGTTAAGTTTTAAGTTAGCCTATTGTTTAACTACATCGTCGTACCAGTCACCTAGACGTTGACGGAGAGTTTCCTCTTGTCCATAGATACCGTCAGCAACGGCTTCACGGAGTAAACGAATAACATTCTCACGGGACTCAATACCGTAAGATAAATTCGCCAACGCCTGAATTGACTCATACTTCGCACCGAGTTTTTGCTTACGGACTTCGTAATCCCCAAACTTACCCTCAGTTAGTGCAACAGCTAAATCGTCCACTGTTGGGACAGTTCTATTGATTTGTGGTTTCATGGTTATTTACCTGCGCTTGCTACTAGTGGTTTCAAGAGCGCATCAAAGAATTTACTCATTTTCTTTTCGTCAGAATATAGGTCACCTAATAGTACCTCAAAAGCTAATGAATAACTGAATTGCTCACGAATTTCATCGTTACGTACGAAGTGACGTCCATCTTCGGAACGTTCCCCATAAGCAGTTAATACTAAGTCTTCGATTAACACCATCATTGAAGCGGCGTCCTTCTCTTTTTCGATTTTCTTAACGTAAGCTGCTAAGTCTCCGTATTTGATTGTTAGTTTTGCTGAATCACGTGGTGTAAGATTAAACCATAATGTTTCTTTCACACTCTTATTGTCAAAGTCTTTGTAAGATACTTGATGTTTTAACATATTAAGCTACCTCTTCTCCCTTAGCTAATTTAAATACTTCACCTGGTTTAGGCATTTTAGCGTTCTTAGTTTCGTTACCATAAACGAATTCTAAGACTTTCTTGAATTTGTCTGCTCCAACTTCTACTTCATCGATAGTGATTAAAGCTGTTGGACGGTGTTGTTCAATATCAACAGCAACTGGAGTACATTCACCTGAGTAAGAGAATTGCATTGCAGCTGGGTCATTATTGATAGTTTCATAAGAACGTTCTGAAGGAGATGCTTTACATCCATATAATAAGTGTAATTTACGTCCTAATGAAGGGTTCGCTTCAGTTGCCACGTTAGTAATATACGCTGCTGCGAATGATTTACGTGGTTGTTGAGCAATATTAACACCTTTAGTTAAAGATGCGCTTCCGTCACATTCTGCCCATTCATCTGGGTAAGTGTAACATTCGATAGAGAATTTAATGTTTTCAGCACCAACTAGTGATAAGTATTTAATGTTATCAGCGTAGATAGCAGTGATTTCTCCACCTTCAGGTTGTTCAGCGAACTTAGAAACACCGTTCCAAGCCACACCTTCTTTGTACCAGCTTTGTCCGTCAGAAACGAATAAAGCCACGTTTGAGATACCATTTTCATATTTACGGTCTTGAACCGCGTCGAATACTAATTTTGTCATTAGTGTGTATTCCTCCTAAAATGTTTTGTAATCTAGATATGTGTGGTATAGTCTGTCACTGATGTGTTGACTCACGATATCCATTGTCGGAAAGATTTCCAATAGTTTCACCACTAACTCTGAGTCCGCTGCAGAATCTAACACGGTTAACCGAAAGTTATACTGCGTTTTGTAGCGGGAGTTCTCTGCGAAGAGAGATTGAGTATTGGATAGGTGATAAATGATGCACGGATACTTAAGCTGGATGTTAGCCGGCGGATTAAAGTATACGTTATTAGAAGCCATTTTGAGCTTCGAGTGAAGTTGCTTCCGCTTCTCCAGTAGATTCATTGTACACACCTCCTAAAGTTAAAACAATACGAGGGCGCTTAACTTCAATCGATGTTACAGCGAATTTCACACCTTCGAAAGTCGCCCATCGGATATTGAAGATATGTTTCTCAATACGTGAATCCATAACGATTGAGATACGGTTTTGTAGAGCTACGTTGGTTGCAGTTCCTTCTACCGACCTATTAGGATACTGACCCTCCCGTAAGAGAAGACCAGTAACCGGAATTTCTTTCA